CTCTGTAGCCTGTGGGATAGAAGGTTTTAGAGGAAACCCTCGCCTAACGTTTATGAAAGAACACGGCAATAAAAAACCAACAAAAAAGAAAAAGTCTAAAGTAGGTCCGCCTACTAAAATGACTTCTACTGCCCTCGCACTATTAAAGGAGGCATTCCTGTTGGGATGCACTGATGATGAAGCTTGTCTCAAAGCGGAAATAGATCCTGCTACCCTCTACAGATACCAAAAGAAAAACCCGAATTATGCGAGGCAAAAAGAGCTTTGGAAACAGAACCCTTTCCTTATTGCTAGAACTACCATTGTAAGAGAAATACAGGTCAATCCTGATCTTGCTTTAAAATATATGGAGCGCAAGAAAAAGGACGAGTTCTCACTCAAGCAGGAAGTTGATGTTACATCAGCAGGTGATCAAATCGGTGGTTTTGTTGTGGTCAAGACAGAACAAGTTAAGACCGATACAGGGTAGCCATGTCCAATGTCATTTATCCTCAACTAGTACTTACACCTAAGCAGTCGATGGCTTGGGATGTGCTAAGCGATAATGAGACAAAATTCCTTCTTTGGGGGGCTGGCGCAGGTAGTGGCAAAAGCTATCTCGGTTGCTCTTGGGAGACTATGATGTGCTATCAGTATCCGGGGTCAAAGTGGTTCGTAGGTCGAAAAGAACTCAAAAGGCTCATGGGGTCAACATTTATCACTTTCATGAAGCTATTTAAAGATCTCAAGATACCAGAATCTGATTGGAAGCTAAATGGGCAATATAACTACATCGAATTTAGAAACGGTAGCAGGATCGATTTATTAGACCTTGCATCCAAACCTCAAGATCCTTTATTTGAAAGGTTTGGCTCTTTGGAATATACAGGAGGTTGGATTGAGGAAGCAGGGGAAGTTGAGTTCCTTGCTTTTGATACGCTCAAGTCTAGAATCGGAAGGCATCTTAATGATTCGTTTGGACTCACTCCTGCAAAGATGCTCTTAACCTGTAACCCTACGCAGAATTGGCTATATAGGGTGTTCTACAAGCCGTTTAGGGCAGGCACACTCCCACCTGACTACGCTTTCATTCAAGCTTTGCATGAAGATAACCCACATCTAGATAGCACTTATGCTTCAAACCTCGAGTCAATGACAGATTATGTTATGAAAGCAAGGCTACTAAGAGGTGTTTGGGAGTATGTTGAGGGTGATCTTTCACTAATAAAATATGATTCTTTGCTAGATATGTTCACAAATGCTCCGGTATTCTCTCCTGACCTGTATCTAACGGCTGATGTTGCACGTTACGGCGGAGACCGTATTGTGTACGGTATATGGCGTGGGCTTGACTTAACGGAGATCATTTGGAAGCAGAGGCAGGGAATAGATCAGACTATTACAGACATTAGAACAATCCTATTCGAGAAGCGCATCCCATACTCACATGTAGTAATTGACGAGGACGGTGTTGGCGGTGGTGTTATAGATGCATTAAAGGGCGTTAAGGGTTTTGTTGGCAACTCTGCGCCACTACGAAAGAAGCATCCTGTAACCGGAGTATATGAGGAGCAAAAGGACAACTATCAGAATTTGCGCTCGCAATGCCTGTTTATGATAGCGGACTACCTAAATGATCACAAAATTAGCGCCTCCGCTAAGATAACAGAGGATACTCGGGAGTGGATCATTGAGGAACTACAGCAGATAAAGCGTAAAAATCCTGATGCGGATACTAAGCTTGCCGTTATACCTAAGGAGGATATTAAAGACGCATTAGGAAGGTCTCCGGACTTTGCAGATATGATCATGATGCGTATGTACTTTGAGCTTGAAATACCTCAAAAGGCATTTACTACTCCTAAGGATGTGGGCGGTGTTAAACCATACTTTTAGTGGACAAGTAACAAAAATCGTCTGTAGTTTTGGAGTATGTACGACAATATCCAACTTCTAGAGGTTTTCAAACTTAAAAAAGATAGCGGTGTTACGTTCAGGGAACGAAGGCACGGCGATTGGGCAGAGATCTACTCGTTATATAGGGACAGAGTGGTTGTCAACAGACTTACGCAAAGACAATCCGTAAACGTTCCACTTATGAAGTCCTCTGTTACTACCCTCATGAAGGATATTGATGAGCCTCCAATGCTCTATTTTGAGAATCTTAACAACGATGAGCAAAAAGAGATCTTTTTTAATGAATATTGGAATGAGGTCGTTTTAAGACAGGGCGGTCTGATTATCAAGGATATAGTAGATAAGAAACAAGCAATGCTTTTTGGCAGGTCGTTTAAGAAACTGAACATAGCGGATGGTAGGTTTTACCATGAGGTTATTGATCCGCAGGATATTTTAATAGATAGATTACTCGATCCATCAGACTTAGATACCGCAAACTTTTTAATACAATCAAATATCTATAGGACTATATCTCAGTTAAAGCAAAATCCCGATTATGACCAAGAGGCAGTCAAGGCTATGGAGTCGTACTTCGCAACTGAAGAGGGCTTACTTGAGGCATCGGACAATATGGAGGAAAAGGTAGACAAAACCAAGCGCATGGCTGACATGGGGCTTGAGGATTACTTCTCACCTAAGCTCGGAGAAACCTACGTTGAGCTAAACGAGGCTTACATGAAGCTTTGGGATGAGGATTTGAAACAAGACGTAATTCACCTGTTAGTTGTAGCAACTACAGCGGTTGAATCACGCATCCTTTTAAAGAAAAAGCTATGCGACGTGGTAGGACATACATCTGATAACTTTTGGTACGGGCATTACCCTTTTACTACATGGGCAATAGATACCGAGCGCACAGACTTTTGGAGCGATGGTGTAGGCGATATATTAAGAACGCCTAATAAAATACTAAACTCTTGGATGTCGCAACTGGTTGAGAATAGGACTCTTAGAAACCTCGGAATGCACTACTATGATGCAACTAAAGAAGGCTTTACTCCTCAAACGTGGGAGGCTATAGCTTGGGGTTGGTACGGCGTACCCGGAAAACCTGCGGATGTTGTTGAACGAATGGATATCCCGGATTTATCCGAATCATTAGACGAAATGAGCTTTGTAATGAATATCGCAGAAAAGGCTGTGGCATCTACTACAACACAGCAAGGGGCGGTAGAGCAGACGCAGGTCACATTGGGCGAAATACAACTGGCTCTAGTGAATGCAAAGGAGAGGGTTAAGAGTTTATCCGTTTCGTACAACGAGGCATGGAAGGACTTCGGTAGAAAATACATTAAAATGCTTGAGGCGAGTGGCGAGATACTCGATCCTATTAAGGTCTCTAAAAAGGGCAGGATGTCCAACAAGATCTATACAAGAACGATTAAGCCTAAGGAATGGCAATCACGTCTTGGATACAGAGTGGATGTAAAAATGATAGGCGATAAACAGGCTCAAGATGTTGAGATGATCCAAAAGCTTAGGGTTGCAAGACAGGATATGCCGGATAATGTACCTCTACAGGAAATATACAAAAAGAAGATCCTACAATTCGTTGACCTTAATGCAGACGAAATGAAAGAGGTCATGGATTTTGAAAAACAGAAAATGGAGACTATATCTAATTCAGCAATGGGTACAGAGCTTGAGGCAGAGGCAGAAGCAATGGCAGTGCCTCAAGAACCTGTTATGCAAGAGCAACCAGTACCTATGGCGCAGTAAGGGGAGAAAAGTATGAATCTACTAGAAAAATTTGGACTGTCCTATGAAGATTTAAATAATGTAGAAAAAGAGACTTATGTTGCATGGCTGAATGACTGGGAGAACAAGAAGCTTGATATAGCCGACATCAGGAATTACATAGTAGCCATGAAGAATGCAGTTGCAATGGAATTAGCGGATACTCCTTACGATGACAAAGATAAGGGTAGAATTCTGAAAGCTAGGCTTAAGAACTATATATTGCTCGAGGTATTCCTTACAGCTCCGGAGAAGGCTCGTGAGCGACTGGAGGCTACGGTTAAAAGTCTTGCCAAGAACAAGAGTTTGACAAGTGACAAATAAAATCAATACCCTGTAACTATGGATGAGAAATCTCAATTAGAACTAGAACGTATCCTTAAATTAGATCCCATAAATTTAACACCTGACGAGATCGGCTTTTTGCGTGCAAGAAGAGGGTATCTTACGTCAGAGGATAAAAGGGTATTCGCTATTCACGTGGAAGACTTAACCGTCAAAGAAGAGCCTCAGGAGGATCCAGTTCAGGAACCTCAGGAAGATTTAGTCGAGGAAGTTAAACCTCAGTCAAAGAAAAAGTAACTATATTTGTTCCCAACCAAACCCTTAAGGAGGAACGGTAAATGGATAATAGAAATAAGAAAGTTGTAGAAGAAAAGCTTAAAAAGTTAGATCAAGATCCCCAAGTAGAAGAACCTCAAGAAGATTCAGAACCTACACCTCAAGACACAGATTTAGAAAATGAAAACCCTCAAGACAGCGATGGCGAGGGACAGCCTGAGGACAAAGGTAATGACTATCAGGACAAATTTAAAAACTCAGCTCGAGAAGCCTTAATCTTACATGCAAGAAACAAACAACTCCAAGAGAGCATCGAGAAGGCATCGACTATTAGCGAGGTCACACATGACGAGGTCATAGAGTATGCAAA